CGCTTTCGTCTTCGTCCGCGTTCTCACCGTGCTGCATCATGTCCATCCGCATCTTCCCCTCACTGTTGTGAACGGAGTCCAGGGCGGGAATATCGTGCTCGCTCATGCTACAGTCCGATTCGGACAGAGACGCCCTCACCTGCGTCAGCGTAGTGAAGCGCCTTGCCGAGTGCATCAGTTTCAGCGGCGGCCGACCCCGCTGGCACTGCGTCGAGGTTGGCGTCGAGTGCCACCCCGTCGTAGACCTGCAGTTCCTCCGCGGCGTCCAGCGCCTGCCGCGTGAGCTTCATGCCCTCGTGCAGCCCGTAAAACGGGACAGGCCCCTCGCCGACCTCGTACTGCACGGGCGAGTAGTCCTCGTCGTCTTCTCGAAGCTGCGGGCCACGCATCCTGTGCGGAACGATGCCGACCACTTCGTCACCCGACGTAACATCGGGAATGTCCACCGCGCCACCCGGAACAGTGGTCACGAGGACGCCCTCGTCCAGTACGGACGCGGCCTCAACAGCGTTTTCAGGTGATGCCTCAACTTCCTTCACGTAAATTTCACTTGCCATGTATGTGTACCTCAGTTATGTGCTTACGCCGTGTCAGACAGGTCGAACACTTCGCCGACCTCGTAGTCACTGCCACCTGTCTCCTCGGTAGCGTCGTCCGTCTCGACCTCGTTGCCTGCCCCGCTGCCGCTCACACTGGCAGCCATGTCGGTGGCGAGGTCGTGTCGGGCCTCCAGTTCGTCCATGTCGAGTTCGAGGAGGTCTGCTCGCTCCCAGGTGTCTGCCAGGTCCGTGATGTCATCCACAAGCGCGGCCTTCTCCTCTTCACGATACTCGGCCAACTCCTCCTTGAGAGACTCGACGGTGTCTGTCGCGGCATCGAGCTTTGCTTCAAGCTCGTCTGCCTCAGAGCGAAGCTCGCTCACACCTTCGTGCTTGTCTGCCAGTGCGTCAACAGTGAGGTCCGACACGGAAAGTGCCGCCCCATCTTTATTATCGGTCATTGTTGTGTCAGTGTCAATCGGTGCGCTATAGTCTGCTGCTTCAGCGAATACCTCGTTGAGACGCATCAACTTCTGGTCATGCTCGTCCGCGTCGACGCCACCACGCGCACCAAGTTGGTGGGCGGCGTCTACATTGCCGCGGCGTAGGTTGCCGTCTGCGTCGACCACGGGGTACGACGAGTCACTTTTCGTGTCACCAGGGTACAGGTAATGTGCCTCGTAGTCGTCGTTTGGTATCTCGCTTTCATTCAAGTCCCCGCCCATCAGCCCCGTGAACGTGACGCCTGCCACCGTACGTGACTCAGCGTCACTGTCGAAGATGGACCGCCGCGTCGACTCGTCTGGCATCAGCGTGGCGCTGTCGAAGATGAAGCCCTGCTGTGACTCGATGGGAGCATCCATGTCACCCGTCGAGTCGGCGTAGTACAGCACGGCGTAGATGGTACGTGCCTCGGCTATCGGCTCGTCGAGCGGCACCTCCATGCGCCCGTGGTCACCGTATGCGGCCATCGGGCCTGCTCGACCCAACTGCTCGCCTGCGGATATGTTCTGGCGCACGTACTGGTCGCCATCATCGTGGATAGCGACATAGAAGTCAGCAGGTGCCGCGGCCATATCGACGGTCACTGCGTCCGTGCCAGTCTGGTGGCTGACAGACACTTTGCCGTAATCAGTCCAGTGTCTATCCTCCGTGGGCCTATCCGTGGCCACGCGGCCAGACTGGCCGATACTGTCAGATGCGTGCTCGCCACTCTCGTTGCGTATCTCCTCGACGTGGTTCGCCTTGCGCTCGAACCAGTCAACATAGAAGCCCCACAGCGCCTGTTGCACCTCGCCACAGCCGTTTTCTGTCCAGTCCGCTTCGGACCACGACGTTGGCGGGCCATCGGCAGATACGTCGTCCTCGTGGCTCTGCAGGTACGTGGACGGAGAGTTCGAGGCCACGTCACCGCCTGTCGCAAGAATCTCTGGCGTCAACTCGTCGTTGACAATCTTCTCGCCCATCGCCTCGCCGACACCCGTGCCGCAGTCACCGATGTCGTCGGCGTACTCCTCTTTGGCCGCCATCCCCGCCTCGACCGCGTTCACCACTTTGTCAGGCGGGGAGAGGTCGAGGTCATCAACACTCTCCGCGTCCACGACGAGGCGGAACTGGTTGGCGCTGTCCGTGCTGTACCCATCCGGGGCCAGGTCGTTGTCAGCACCACTGTTCAATTCGTTGCCGTTTCGCAGGTCTTTGAGAAACTCTTTGACGCGAGCGAGCGCCCACTGCTGCATGGTGGCACCAGGAGCGTGGCCCGTGTTGTACGCTCCAGCCCCGCGCTTGTAGACCTTCTTAAGCGTCGATAGGTTCGGGCTGTGTTCAGACTTGTCCATCTCATTGTGCTCCTCGCGGATGGTTTTGATGGACTCTATCTGCTGCTCGTTAATGTCGATGTCCGCGGCTTCGCCCTCGGTGGACGCGTTCCCGTCCTCGTCATCGTACTGGTACTCGTCACCGAACTTGGCATCAAACTGCTCACGGAACTCGCCGTGGCTCGCACACGGCATATACACAGTTACACCGTTGTCTTTCTCGTGACTGTGCGTGTAGTCCTCGACGGCCTCAGCGTCCGCACAGTCCAGTTCCTCAGCAGCGTTGGCCGCTGCCTCCCGCGAAGCAGGGTCCAGGCGAGCACCCACTGTTCTCACGAGGCTGCAGCCCGGATATGGCACCTGCCTGGTCCGCGCCGAGGCCACACCCATCTTCGCGTGAGCAGCGCCCCTCGGCGACGACAGCGACGTGGTCGACCAGCAAGTCTCGTTGCAGGGCGTCAACGCCGTCTGTGTCGACTTCGGTGTCGGCCTCGTACCAGAACCCTATCGAGACACCATCGTGCTTCTCGACCCACTCACGGGCCGCCTCGTCCGTCGTGGGGATGAGAGCGTCGGCGCGGAGTGCCTGGTCGTCCGCGTTCCAGGTGGCATTGCGAAGGAAGCCATGCACGAGGTCCACCGAGTCGACAATGCGACTACTCGGGTGGCCCAGCGTGAGCGGTGAATTGTTCATCGACCACGCGGCGTCCCGCAGTTCTTCAGCGGGCTTGACCATCGTGACCTCGTTGCCGTCAGCGCCCGTGTACTCCTGTTCGACAGGCTTGGCCGCAGTCAGGGGTATCTTGTAGAACCTGTCGGTGTCAAAGGCGTTCTGGTGGGGCGCGTTATCTATCTGCACCGTGGTGGCCTCATCCCAGGAAAACCCGCTGGAGTCGCTATCGAGGCGCAGTGTCGTGTAGGCCGTGTCCACCGCGAAAGCCCGCGTATGCTCAGGCATGGTACTTGTTGCCTCCTGTTGGGGGTCGCACTTCTATCGCACACGTCTCGCCACCACGTATGAACGTACGCACGGTGCCGCGGGCCAGCACGGTGTGGTCGCGTACTGCGGCCAGCCGACCACGCAAAGCCTTATCGAGCACGCGTGCGGGCACGGCGGTGTACCATGTGAATCCGTCCTGCTCGAACGGAAGTGCGCCGCGCACCATCGTGGTGCCCACGTCGGCCACAACCTGTATGTAGTCCAGGCGCTCGGCGGTGTCCTCGACCGTAATAGTGTCAGTCATCATTTATCATCTCATTGAGTGCGTCTGACGCGGGGTCCGCCGAGGAGTTGGTCTGCCCGGACTCTCTCCCGCCACCGTTCTGTCCGACGCGTGGGTTCCCCCCCATGTCGTCATCGCCGTTGCCCGTCTCCATGTTCATGATGTCGTCCGCGTTGACGGGTGCCTCGCCGTCGAGTACGCCGTACGTCCAGTCGGCCCACTCTTGTGCCAAGATGGCTCGTGCCTCATCAGGCGTCATCACGAAGTTGTTCGTCGCGGTCGTGACCATCTGGACGTGGCGTGCCATCGCTTCAGCCTGGTCCAGTCGAGACAGTTTGAACAGCGGCCCCCACTCCAGTGACGCGTCGGGGTCCACATCGTAGAGGTCCGCGTTGCGAGCCTTGTCCAGCCCGTCCCACCAGCGCAGTATATCGCGTAGCTGGTCCTCGTAGCGGTTCTCGCGTTCCCGCTCTATCTGGTTGAAGTAGTTTTTCACGTCAGTCTCACTGCCCTGCACGCCACCCTTCTGCGTGCCAAACAGTACCGACCGTGTGAACTCCGTGCCCGCGCAGACCTGATTGAACAGCACGTCGTAGGTTTCCTCGACCTGCGGGCTGGACGCGCGGCCATCATCCACAGTGCGTATCTCAAAGCCAGGTGGTTCGAGGAGTGACGACTTCGCGTTCACGTTCCGTATGGCCTTGTCTGCCTTTTCAATCTGCTCGTCTGTTGCACCCTCCTCGTAGGACATTGCACGAAGCGGGGTCGAGTGGCGAAAGAGCTTCTGCCCGAGTGCCCAGTTACCCTTCTGAATCGCCGAGAGCAGGTGTACAATCGGGCGCAGCACTGAGTCACCCTCGTAACCGCCCCAGGTGTCCTGCTCTTCCGTTGGCCCATCAACGTCACCACGCCACACGACGTGGTAGATACGCTCCGGGTGAATTAGCAGCGGGTCAAACGACGCACCACGCGAGTACAGGTAGCCAATAGGCTTCTCGAACCGACTGTCATCGAGCCTGTTGGAAATGACAATGCCGTTGTCGGTCGTGTCGTAGTACCGTGACCGACCGTATGGAAGGCGGCCCTCCATCTCCTCTTCATTTATGTCTGGGTCACGCAAGCGGTCTGTCGCCAACTGCTGCTGGTCGTTGTCCTGTCGGGGCAGGCGTCGAGCGGCATCATCTTGTGTGGGCAGGGCTGCACCCTCGGCCGCCTCAACCAGTTGGGCCAGCGTGTTGACCTCTTCAAACGTGC